TAAGCAGCCTTTTTCGGGGCTGCTGCTTCGTGCCCCACTTGTATTTTGACGGTGCAAATATAAGCGTTTATTTTTATTCGTGCAAAATTTTCAGTGATAAATTAAGTAATTTTAGCGAAATTAGTGTAATTCGTGTTCAAGTCCATTCAATACGGATTATTTTGTTTGCCCTTCTTCATGCGCTCCTTTTCGTCCCGGATAGCGTCGTTCAGCGTTGCCTTCAGATCACGCAGGTGCTTGAAGGTCTCGGCAGGTGTTCGCGGACATCCCCGGACGAATGACCGCAAGTTCGGCGTGTCAAAGCCAAACTCCGAAGCGTCGCAGATGTACTCCTGCCACTCGATGTACTGCTCACGGGTCACGTCAGCCAACACGCAGTAGATGATGTCGTCCATGTTTATGGTCAGCATCCCGTCGCCATAGTCGTACACGCCTCCCGTCTCGTCGCCTATCCAGTAGCCGTAGTGGGCGTCCAGTTCCCACATGCGCAGCAGTTCCACGAGAAAACCGTTGCACGACTGCTCCCATTGCTCTTTCAGTTGTCGCTTTACAGCGTCTTTTGTCTTTTTCATAATTCATTCGTTTTGTTTCTCGTATTCATCAATGGCCTTGTAAAGCCCTTGCAAGTGTTTGTTAGCGTTGGCATACCACTCTTTTTCCTTCGCCAGTTTCTCTTCGCAGTAGCCTATGTTCTCGTGGGCGTTTTTCAACCGCTGTGCAATCCACACCTCCGGCGATATAGGCTTAATCTCTACCTGAAAGCAGTCTTCGGGGCAGTCATACTCCTTGGTTTCCTTCAAGTGCTTCAGCATGAAGTCGCGCAGATACTTGTATTCCTCTGGCACCTGAAACCGCTCCACCTTGGCAATCATCGCGTCGTAACGCTTGCGCATTTCGGCATAGCGAATCTTGCGCTGTTCGTTCTCCTCTTCGATTTTCTTGGCTTCCTGATCAATGATGCGCTCCACCTCTTCGGGGTGTTCCTTCAGACGGTTCGCCTCTTCCAGTTCTTCACGGGCTTTCTTCAGTTCGCGCTCATAGTAGTCGATGCTGCTATTCTCCAGCACGGGGGCTTTGTCTAACGGGAGGTCGCCATTATACGAGTGCGCCGGTGAAAACTGTGTTGCACATCGCAGCGCGAACTCTCTGAGGGTCAATTCCTCGCCCTCGTAAATCTTTGCTGTTAAACCTGTTGGCATAGTTCTTGAAATTTATTAAATTTGTTGTTTTTATCGCTAATTCTTGCAATTTCTTGCGAAATTTGCCATTAAGTCGGCACTTTTTATTCGTCACGCAAATCATCCTCGTCTATGCTGACATAGCCGAAGAATCGGAACTTTCCGCCGCTATTGCACTTCATGTGGAAAACGATATGACTGGCGTCCTCCATAAAACAGAACCCTTTCAGCCGTCGGCGCGGCACCTTAGCCATGTAGATGTTCCAAACAAAGCACCTTCGGCCAAGCCCGATAACGTGCTGGTCGCCCAATACCGTGGTAAATCCAAATAACCTTGTCATTCTTTCAATTTCTTAAAACGTTTCTTTTTCGTGAATACTATCTGAACTTGAAACAACAGCCATTGAAGCACGATATAGTATGCGGCTTCATCGCTGAAACTATCTGAGCGTTTGATAAAGATGGCTGGTGTCAACATGAATGTCCAATCGTTAAAGATTTCCGACACCGTAATGTGTGAAGAAATGTAATGTTTCATGTTTTCTTTGATTTATTCGTTATTCACTCACTCGCCCTTCACCTAAATCAAAGCAATATAAAGCGTCCAAAAGTCCATGAACTGGGTCTATCTTGTTGCTGTGGCCTGCCCCTTTCACGATGCGCCTGATGGGTGGGTCGCCCTTGCTCTCCACGGCGCAGTTGCCGAAGCACCAGGGAAACAGGGGACTGTCGGAAAACTCCATCCATGCGTCCAGGCTTAGCATCTTCTCTTCCAGTTCGGTGATGCGGGGGTTCTGTGTGAATGAGGTCTGACTGACGGGTATCACCATGTGCTGGATTGCGTCGGCAATATCCTTTGATGACATACCCTCGCGCTTCTGGAAGAGAGTTTGAAGCCACGCCTTCAGGTTGTTAATCGGTGTGAGCGACTGCGCGGGGTCGTAGCCGAAGTAGTAGATGTTGATGCCCTTCTCCACCAACTCCGCGATGCGGTTGATGGCGTAGGCACTGTCGAACACTTCACCGGGGCATTTGTGCAACCATCCCTGTTCAATCCACTGCTCATAAAGCGGTTGGTTCGGGCTCTCCTTCATCGTCTTCTCCAGCACCCAGCAGTCGGTGTCAACAAAGAAGCGGCCCTTCATGGTGTCGCTCGGTAGCCAGTCCACAGCCATATAGGTAATGGCAAAGAGGTCATCTCCCGAAGAGAAATCGAGGCCACAGAAGACGTGCCACCGCTCGCGGCCCTGCCCGTCGATGAACCGGCAGTCGTCTATGCGCTTGCCGCCGCTGGTCTGTAACTGACGTATGCGGTCGCCGGTGATCCACTTCTGAATGCGCCCGGTCTGCCACATGTTGAAGTCCTTGGTCAGCACCTCCTGCTTGGTGTCCTCGGTGCCGGTGGCGGCTTCGTGGAGTCGTTCGCGGTAGTAGGTGGGTTGCACCGTCGTGCCGATGGAGCGGTTCACCTTCTTGAAGAGTTCGGGGTTGTCGAGCTTCGTCAGGTCGTCGGTCAGTTCCCATTTGTCAAGTTGGAGCAGAAACGCGCACCATTTATCTTCTTCCGTGCGGTAGGGCTGTCCGAGCGGATAGTCCAACTCTTGCAACAGCGATGCTTCCACCTGCTCAATCTTGGTCTTGTAAGGGCCTTCCTTGATGCGTCCGGCGGTGGTGGTGTGGAGCAGCAACTTTTCACGTCGCGGACCCGTTGAGCCCCAACAGGTATCGACTGCTGCTTGCATGTCGGAGTGGGCGTTGACATAGCTCGCCTGGCCGTGCTCGTCGGCATGAACCACTGAGGCGTAGAGTCCGTCCTTCGAGGTCTTGCCCGCCGCCATGCACTTGATTTCGCCCTTCATCGGGTGTCCCGGTTGCCAGTTCAGTCCGTTGCGGGTCATGCGGAAGTATTTGCCGCCCATGCGGTTCGAGCACGTGGGATCGACTTGCATGGCAAACTCGCGGATGGCTTTGTAGGCGATTTGGCTCTGTTCGCTGCTGTTGGTGCAGATGAGTGCCTGCCCGTTCACGTCGCCCAGGAATCCCACCTCGGTGAAGTCCACAGCGCCGCCCAGCTCTGTCTTGCCGCTCTTACGGGTCAGGAACCAGTGCGCCTCCTGAGTGAGCCGTCGCGTGTCCCACACCTCGCCGTCCTTTACCCACTCCGTAGGCAGCAGCATGTCGCCCTCGTAGTAGGTGCGCTCCATCGGCACGTCCACCTTGAAGGCGTAAATCTCGAAGATGAGCCACGCCTGGAAGGGCATCAGACGGACGTGTTGCGAGCCGCGAGGGGTTGAGAACTTCAGTCCGCCCTTTACGTGTCGCCCGTTCTTCCACTGTCCCTCGATGGCTCGCAGCGACCGCTTCACCCGCTCGGGGTCCATGTCGTAGGAATCCATCAGTCGAAACTCCTTGCGGATGCCTAAGAGTTCGTAGAGGTTGGCATGACTGCCGTCGTTGCTAATAGCGTCCTCGATGTAGGCCATGAGCCGGAGGTCGATGGCGTTCAGACGGTTGGCATAGTCGGGCAGATGCGTCCGCAGGTCGTCGAGACATTGCGCCTTGGCTTGCCGCAGTTCTTCAAAGTCGTTGGTCATACTATTCCGTCAATAAATTCGTTGAGTTTGTCGGTTGCATTGTTGCCCGCAGGGTCTTCGGGCTTCGCTGCCGCCTTTGCCGCCGTCATGCCCAGCATCTGGGCGTACTTCTGGCAGATGGCCTCCTGCTGGTAGAGCAGATTGCAAAGCGGGTGCTGCTTGTGGGTGGGCTGACCGTTGGAACCAGGCACCCACTCCACGGCTCCCTCCTTGGTGATGGTGTCGCGGTACTGGTCGCGCACCTCCAGCGCACTGGCATAGTTGCGGATGGTGAGGTTCAGGTGCTCCGGCACCTTGCCGCCGTGCGAGTGCTTCACCTGTGCGCGGATGTCTTTTAGATAGGTTGCTGCTTTTGCCATTATTTCTTGAATTTGATTACAAGTTGGTTGCGCTGCTCAAAGGGCAGCCGGTAGTGTAGATAGTTGGCATACGATATGCCGAACTCGCGGCCCGGCAGGGTCATCCATGCGTCCCATCGGGTGTCGCAGGGTCGGTGTAGTTTTCGGTTCTTCGCCTTGTATGCCGCCGCGCTGGAGTGTATGCCCTTCGATGTGAGAGCCTCGCCGAGCACACCCAGACACACGTAACTCTGTCGGGCACCCTCTTGGCGTTGCTCCTTGGGTATCAGTCCGCACAGCGGGCAGGCCGCGCAACAGTCTGGCTGCTCGGCTGGCAGTTTCATCGGTACGATTGCTTGTCTTGGCATGTCCGTGAATTTTATTTTTAATTATCGTGCGTTTCGCTTATATATTCCGATGTGGGATATATGTCCCGCTTTCCTTATCGGGATAAGTTATGTTAAGGCGTGGGAAAAAGTACCCCCTCGGAACGTCCTGT